CGCCCCCTTCCCACACTTTTCCTCGACGATCTGGTCGCCCTTTTCCTGGGTGACCGATTTGGGCTCGCCGCCGTCGCCACTATCGCCGGAACCGCCCTCGTCCCCGCCGCCGTCGATGAGACGGATGTGTGCCGGGAATCGGAATCTGTTGAACATGCTGTGCTCCTTCTTGCTGTTTCCCGTGGATTCGAGTTCGACCGCGCCACGGTGCGCTGTATGGTCCTCCCACGCGATACGGCGCATGGTCGCCGCCAACCGGACCGGCTGGTCGAGTGGTGGATGCAGGATTCGCACCTGCGTGGCTGTGAAGCGCCCGAGTTACAGTCGGATCCGTTCGTCTGCTCTGGCAATCCACCGAAATCAATGGTTTTTGGTAAAATAGAAGTACCGGAGGTCCCGTGCAGACTTGAAATAATAGCCTATTCGTGCGGGAGTGCCTCCGGGTTTTTATTGCAGCTCGATTTCTCTCATCCCGTTGTTGTCCAATAGGAACAAACGTCTGATCTTGTTTTTCTTATGCAGCGCGTTATAGCGGGAAAGTTGCGTCACCAGTTTCTCCGGAGCCGAGTATCCAGTGAGATCCACAATGAATGCATCCTTCACGACACCATGCTGCTCGGCTTTGGATACCGCTTTTGAGATGTTCTTCGAAATGGATCCGTAGTCTGGGCGTTTTTGCCGAGATGACTTAACCTCGCACTCAAGGTCTTGCTCAATCCATTTCAAGTCATTCGTCGATTTGTGCCCCAAAGTATCGCGTGGAATCCATTCGTAATGCTGTCCGAGTGACTTGAAATGTTCCAGGAACACGATTTCATGCATCTCAAGGACGTCTGCGTCTACTGGGACGCCAAGCGCCTTCTGCCTTCCATCCCATCCTTTCTTGCTTAATGATTTCTCGTCGCGCATGCCGGTGAAATCATGTTCGACTTTGAAAGACGCACGTTTCTTCGGCATGATCCCGTCGCTCAATTGCTTAGGGAACTTATGACGCATAACGAATGTGACGGCATTCGCGTCGGCCGAATCCAACTTGATTCCGGCTTCCTCGGCGGAGGACTTCCAATTCTTTCCCAATGCGTTGCCGTTGATGGCTTGCACGGCCTGATCGTACATGGCTTTATACTTCGCTTGGTCATAGCCGAAGATCTTGTCCTTGCCCCAGCTGCACACGGGAATGCAACGGCATTTGCCGTTATGGAAAGAGCCGCCGAAGTCCGCGCTTTCCTCACTGGTGTATGCGAATCCTCGGCTGGCGAGCATCACGCAAAATGCACAAGGATTGGAGCCTCGTGGGACGCGTGCCCATCCAGGATGCGTCTCGTCGGCGTCGCGGTTGTTCTGCGTGGTCAATCGTACAGACCTGCTCATCATGTCGGCAATGAACTGCTGCCAGTCGTCCACCGTCTTCAGGTCGGGCCAAAGGTCTTCAACAGTCAGCCCGTTGGCGTTGCCATGCTTCAAATTAGTGTAGTTATGCCCATTCCAATCGGTTCCAGTGAAACCGCCTACCTGACGGTATAGCACTTCATATTCGTCGCAAGTAGATGAGACGTAGGGCGGCATTTTGATGCCGGCGTATTTCTGCCACAGGTTCCTGGTGTCAGTGTAGTACCTGCGTGATCGTTCGGACGCATCGCGGGTGTACCTGAGCACTATGTCTTGTCGTTCCAACGGTTTCGCGGATTCCATCGCGTCGGTGGCGTCGTCTGTCAGATTCTCAAGATCAGTCTCGTAATCCCTATGCAGTTTCTCCAGTTTCTGACGAAGCTGCGCTTTCGCCGGTTCCGGCAGATCCAGATTGTTCAGATCCATCCGTCACCTCCGAGGACGCCGCGCTTCTGTCCATGAGCTGGTCGATGCGTTGTTCCGATTTCTGCCGTTGCTGGTCGGCGCGTAGGCGGGTGATTTCCTCGCGGGTCAGGCCGAGACGTTCGAGTCCGACATCGGAGTCGGCGTAGCCGGTGATCTTGTCGGCGATCTTCGTGAACGCGTCGGCGCGCGCCGCGTCGGAGATTTCCCTTGTGGGCGCCCATACCGGATGCACGTCGCGCATGGAGTCGGGTATCGTGTTCGCGCCTTCGCGCAACGCCACGGCGATGCCCATGGCCCGTTTGAGTTCCCGTCCGAAGGCCACGTTCTGCTTGTCGGCGATGCGCGTCAACCGTCGTTCGGCGGATGCCATGGCCTCGGCGCTGGTCGGATTGTCCAACGTGATGCCCAGATAGTCGACCGGCACCCGGGTCTGCGAGGCGACGAGCATGGCCATCGTCTTGAGCATGTCCGAATGGGGCGTCATGGACGCCTGCTGCACCTGCTGCAATTGGGGAAGGTTGCCGTCCTCGTCGGCACTGATCGCGTTGATCGCCTGGATGAGACTCTTCCACGTGTTGCTGCTGAACGCGTCCCTGTTCGCTCCGATGAACCAGAGTTTCGGAACGGAATAGAATTCGGCCGACGCCTCCATGCGGACCACGGTACGGAATCCAGCATCGACAAGGCTCATGAGCGAACGGCTGATGCGGCTGTGCCCGAACGGCCGGTCCATCTGCCTGTCATAGGCGAGCGAGACGACCGTCGGCTGATCGAAGTTCGTTTCGTTTTTCTCCGCACGCCATGGCATCAGGTGGCCGGAGCATTCGTAGACCTTGCCTGGAAGCCACACGTTGAACGCGCATATCCGCCCGTCCTTATCGTCCTCGGTGATGGTCAACGCGGCGGCCAGACGATGGTTGCGCCGGTCCCAGATGCCCGCGGACCAGTCGGCGGAACGCGGAATCATACTGATTCGTTCCGGATCCTCCGGGTCTGCGGCGATGGTCAGGAAACTGCATGAATGCTTGTAAGCGGATACGATCAGTTCTGACGTGGCCACGTCCAATTGGTTGTCCTCGAACAGGTCGCCAACGCCCATCGTGTCGTCACCGGAAATGCTGAACCCTTCCAGGTCGCTCAAATCGCTCAATGAGCGGACGGCCAGTTCCGGCCATCCAATCATCGCCTCGACCTTGTTTTTGATCTGGTCCGGGATGGAGATTCCGAAGTCCTTGAACCGTTCCTTGCAGTCGTAGTAGGCTCCGCGGATCAGGTTGCGTGGATATTTCTCTCGCCATACGCGCAACAGTTCGTGGATGATGGGCATGTCCTCGTCGTCGACGCCGAGGATGGTGCCGACGTTTCCGCTTGCGGTGTCGAGGTAGCTGCTGCCGGTGAATTTCGGAGCGACACTTACCGTTGTGCCGTCGGCCATGTAGAACACCATCAGAACATCACCTCCTGTCGTCTTCCCGGATGTCGTTTCGTCGTGAACGCCCCATACAGGGCGAGAGTGGTGGATACGAGCGGGGTTATGTCGATGTCACTGCCGAGTTTGTTCCAGGCGATCGCGCCGGACTGTCCCAATGGACGCGTGGTCGCGCCCTTGACGGCTGCGGCCAGCTGCGGCTGGTATTCGTCCCGCGGGTGCTTGAGCGTTCCGGCTTTGAGCATGTCGAGGAACCGGCCGCATGCTCGGCCCATCTCCTGCATGTTCGTGACCGTGACCTTCACATGTGCTTTCTTCAGTTCCGGCAGCAGGCTCATGGCGGGCGACTGCGCGTCGATGACCACGCTGGCGGTCTTCGGCCAATGTTCGGCGAGCCAGTCCACGGCCCACATGGTTCCCGCCTGCCGCGCGTCCTTGATGTTCGCCATCTGGATGATTGCCGAACCGTCCGCGTATCGTAGCGCGGCTCCGATGGTCAGCACGCTCCTGTCCGGAGGCATGTCGATGCCGAAGCTCACCGTGCCGCCCTCGGGCACGTCGTCGATGGCCGCGGCCTGCCACAGGTCCGGGCTGATGGCGTATGCGGTGGCGGTCTCGTCCCATATGCCAAGCGCCTCGCGACGGAATGAATCGTCCGACAGGTTGTTGCGCATGCGCATGATTGCCTGTTCGCTTGTACGTTTCGGATAGCTGGGATTCGCTTTAGCCCACTGTTCGCGGTCGTCCGGATCCGCGTCCTTGTCGGCGGCGAGCTCCACGTAGAGGAGGTTTCCGTCATGGTTCAGCGCGTGCATGCGTTTCTCCGTGAACGCATCGCACTGGTCTCCCGGCTTGGGTGGATTGCCCATATACACGACCAGGGGGTTAGGACTCGTGTTCAAAACCGGAATCATGTTGTCCATCGCGCGCACTGTGAGGATCTGCGCTTCGTCGAACACGGCCACGTCCACGCTGTGCAATCCTCGGCCGAAACCGTTTTCGCGGGCGCCGAACATGATGCGGCTGCCGGACGTGAACGTGATCTCCTGTTGGCCGTTTGCTCTGCGAATGCGTTCCACGTACCGGCCGAGCACTGGATTGTGCTCCATCTCGCACATGTCCGCGAATGTCTCGTCGCTGGTGCGCGTATGGTGGGCGGTCCAGATGGCTTTCAGGTTCGGTGTGAGTATCGCCTTGAGGAACAACGCGGTGCCGACGGTGAAGGTCTTGCCGATCTGCCTGCAGCTGGACAGCACGGCGCCGTCCGCGCCACACGCATACTTGCCTTCCGCGTTCTTGGCGAACAGAAGCCACAAGAAGCCCTGCTGCCACAAGTCGAAACGGATGCCGGCCTTGCGCGCAGCTTTGTTGATTCGCGTGAACTCGCTGCCGACGATGCCTTCCGGCTGGCGGAAGACCTTGGCGATTTCAGACAATCGACGCTCCGACATCGTCCGTCACCTCGTCTTCCTCATCGTCCAGCAGGTCGGTCAGGCCACCGACCTGGAGCGATTCGATGCGGTCGCATACGGCGATGAGCTGGCGGCTGATCGCGGGCAGCGCGTTCGCCGGCGTCGTGGGATCGGCCATGGCCTTGAGCAGCAGGTCACGGTTGTCTCGCAGTATGTCCAGCATGCTGCCGTCCATCATCCGTTCGAAGCTCCGCTGGTCGAGATCCTGCTCCGGCTTCTGTTTCGTTTCCACGGCTTTGACGGGCGGCTTACTGTTCCGGTCCTGTGCGGGCCTGTTCTTTTTCCGACGATAATCGGCTTTCTGGCGGCAGGACTTGGAACAGTACTTCTGAGGCCGCCCGTGGCCGGAAGGCTGGAATTCCTTGCCGCAGAGTTCGCACTTCATCGGCGTAATCCTCGCTTTCCGACCTTTCGTTGTTTCCCCTGTTTCCGACGTTTGAATCCGCGGGGAGAAATCGGCACTGCACCCGAGGCGACCGGGAGGGGGCATACCCGGGGTCCCCGCCCTGGTATCGGAGTCAGATGCCGAACGTTTTGAACGGCATCGAGCTTGCTTTCACTTCCTGTCTGCCAGCCAGCAGCGCTCGTGCGTGTTCGTCTGTCTTGTCGCTCTTGAACCTGTTGCATCTGCGGTGCGTGAGCCTGCAGTTAGTGAAGCTGTATGGATCACCGCCACGTGAGACCGGTACGAGCTCGTCGACTTCGGCGCTCATCGGATGTGGTGTCTTCAATGTCTTGTCGACTGGCTTGCCACAGATGGCACACACGTCGTATGCGGCCAGCACTCTTGCCCTGAGCTGTCTGCGCCGCCAGCCGTTGCTGACACGCTCGTTACGCCGCTTGCTCATGTGGCCTCCCCACATGTATGAGCCCCGGGGTGTCATGGATGCATCAATGATTATCTTCGCCGTTGGCTTGCTGGAATGCCGGTATAGGGGCTCCCGTATATGGACACTCCCGTGTCTTGTAGAGGCTCCCCATCATCTGCGAATACCCCCACCCCGGGTTTGTTTCATGGGTGCCTTCGGCGGGATTCGAACCCGCGTCCACACGCGGCCACAAGGAAGAGAATCCAATAAAGACTCGCGGCCGGTACGATCTACCACTGATTCCTACGAAGGCATACCGGCAGGCGGATTTGAGCATCACCGCATCACGGAAGCACGGGATTGGCTTGCCTGCCACATTGGGGTATGCCCACTCTGACGGGAGTGGGCGGAGCGTGTCCGATATGCCGTTCGGACAGGACGGGATATACCCCAAGGAGTTAGGAGAATCCATCGGTGGATATGAAAAGGGTTCAAACCGTTTTCCGGTTTGAACCCTTTAATCCACTGACAATTCTGCCTTGCACTTTGAAAAATGTCAAATCACGTCATGCCGGGCGAGGCGCGCGTGTACGTCGGACAGGCGGTACAGCGGCTGTCCCTTCTCGTTTCTGCCGGCCGGTTGGATCCTGCCGCGCTTGCGCCACGAGTAGATCGTGTTCACGCTGCACTGGAACCCGCATTCGCGCAGCAGCTCCGCGCACTCCCCCGCCGTGAACGCCCTGCCGGATTCGATGCACTCCTTCAGGAACCCCAATCGCACGTCGACCACACGATAAGTGTTGCCGCACACGGGACATGCAACGCTTACCGCGCCGACCGCCGCTGTCAATTCGACTCCGCACAGCGGGTTCGGGCATCTTCCGATGCCATGTTTCGCAGGCGGCACGTCGATGATGTCCAGCGTCTTTCGAACCATCGACTCCCACTCATGGTAGAAGTCGGCGATGTCAGGCATGCGGCGCAGTCGAGGACTGCCGGCGCAGACACGCAGCATGTCCACCAGCGGCGGATGCATGCCATAGGTCGCCCAAGGCATGGCGGGCGGAGCGTACAACCGGCGCCAGAGTGCGATTGCGGCATCCTCGATGGCCTGCATGTGGTCGAGCACCGGCAATCGGATTGGCGTCGGCGCGGCTGGAAGGTTGACGCGTCCAGGCTGGCGGCCTCCGTAGTGCGCGGTCGAGTCCAGGAACTCATGTAGCGAATCCAACCATGCTGGATATTCCCGCAGCCAGCCGCGGAGCAGCCCATCGCATCTCGCGCACATGGTGTCGCCGACAGCGCATCCTCCGCCGCAGACGAGGCACACACCGGCGAGCGCTGGTGTTGTTTGGCTGGTGTTTGTTGTGGTGTTGGTGGTGGTTGGTTGGGATTCGTTGGTTGGTTCGTACATTTGTTCGATTCCCTCCGGCGTGATAGTCTGGTTTGTGGTAATGCCAGAGCCCGGCCGGAAGGTCGGGTTCTTTGTTTATTCGGTGGCGGAGTCCTGTTCTTCAAGGTCGACGTGTTCGAGCTTGGCTCTATGGCGGAGCAGAACGGCGTATTCATCCATGACGTCAAGCTGCCTGCTCAACAGACCGATCGGACAGACGGGCTCGAAGTCGAGCGTGCCATCCGCATACCGCTGCAGCATGCCCCTGAGCCTGCCAGCACGAGCGGTCAACTCACGGTATTCGACGCGCATCCGCTCCTTATAATCGCCTCCGTCGGCGCTCGCGGGTTGCGCTTGGTCAGCGGCGGCGAGCACTTCGATGGCTTGGCGAACGTATCCGTCGCGGATCCATTCGGATGCGGTCTGCCATTCCTCGTGGATGATTTCGGTGGAGTCCTTGCGGAGCGCCCATTTGAGTCCGAACAGACGTTCGGCGACGGCTTCGGTGCGCGCGTCGATCGGCGGCAGTGGCGGTTCGAGTGTTTCCTCGCTCATTGTTCCGGTTCCTTTCCGTGGGATGATTTATGGTCGGTCTTCCAGATTCTGTGCCAGAACAGCCAGATCATCCAGGCTGGCACTTCGACCCAGATGGTCAGGTACGGCGAGACGGCGTAGATCTTCCACCACCTGCCGCAGATGACGCAATGCTCTATACGCCGGTCGGCATCCTGGGATGGTCCGATGCCATTGCTGGCGCAGATGGCTGTGCCGAGAGCGTTCCGGCACAGATGCGGAGTCCGGTCTTTCATTCGTCGGCCTCCGATTGGGACAGGCGCCACTGCTCGAAAAGACGGTAGGCATCCAGCGAGATGGTCCGGACCGGGCTGAACTTCAACCGCCACATGCAGTCGGCGCACACCTCGGTGAATGTCTTCGCCTGGCCGCCATAGATGAGGCCTATGGAATAGACGGGACTTGAACACCACCGGCCGCACAAATCGCAGGTGTGCATATCCTGCGTGACCAACTCGTCACGCTGCGGCAGGAACGGATTCCCCGCACCCCTTTCATCCACGGCTGCGGCGAGCGCCTTCCTGATCTCGTCCCTGGCGTAGAGGAAGGCGTTGTGTCGGGTCTGGGCGTAGCCGACGAAGGGGGTATTGCCGTCCCTTGTCGCGGCGCGGACGGCTTCGAGTTCCTGGTCGATGAGTTTGTTGAGCACGCCGATGGCGATGTCTGCTTCACTGTCTTTCATTTCGTTTCCCTTCGTATTTGCTGGATGATCGTCTCGTATGGTTTGCGGTGGAAGATGCGTATCCACCATTCGGGGCGGCGGCCCCATATGGTTTTGACTTCGGTGAGAGGAAACCATGATACGTACCATTTTGAGCAATTTCCGCAGTACAGCACCTCGCCTTCCTCCTTCGGTCTGGGATGCTCATGGTCGAACGCTGGCGGCCTTGGCACCAAATAACTTCGATTGCTCATTTTGTGTCCTTGAGTGTGATGCGTTTCATTCCTTCGCCGCCTTCATTTCTTGGATTTCACCGTCGAAAAAATCGATGATGAGATTGCAGAGGGGGACCGCCGACGTTTTGAGCTGGGTTTTTTCCTCTTCGTTTTCGGCTTTGATGGCGAAAACGCCATCCTTGCTGTTGAAATTGATTCTCATTTCGTGTCCTTCGTGGTTGGGCGGACGGTGAATGCGACGAGTCCGGTCTCGGCATGGAACACCTTGGCCGGCTCGCCAGTCCTCAAGGACATGGCCTGCGCGTAGTCGCCGGCATCGTCGATGTTCTCGAACGTTCTGACGCCTTCCGTGGTGACGACGTTGTAGCTCATCTTGCCGGCTCCTTGTCCGCGCCGCTCCCATGGCTCCAGTCGCAGGACAGGCCGGCCTGCTTGCCGTTCGTCGAGTAGACGATGCAGTCCACTTGCCTCGTGTCGGTCAAGGTGATGACGCATTCCGTGAATACGTCGGCCCCGGCGGAGCACTGCGAGTCGACGGACCTGACCGCATGCGCTGGCGTCGAAGGCTCCGACGCGCTCCCGCATCCGGCGAGCGCCATGCATATGACGGTGATGGCGAGTGTGATGCGTGTTGTTTTTCTCATTTCGTTTCCTCCTGGTGTTTGCGCCATCCGCCGTTGGCGTATCGGTTCCATCCGCGGATCGCGGTTTTGATGCTGTCGTCCGGGGTGGTGATCCAGATGGCGTTCGGGCATCCATGGCATTTGGCGATCCAGATGCAGTGCATCTTGGCTCCGATGATGCTGGCGTAGGGTTCGATGCCGGGTTTCCTCGTGCCGCAGTATGGGCATGGACTGGTCCTATGCCATTTCCTGGCATGCGATGTGGTGTGTTTCATGGTTTGCCTTCCGTGATGACGACGGCGCGGATGCCGTCCGAGGTTTTGTTCGTGTGGTGGCGTAGGTCGCAGTCGATGACGTGCAGTCCTATGCCCCGGTATTTCAGGACCGCGTGGACCGGACTCAACCGGATCAGATCCAATGGGCCGTCCAACGTGACATCCATGCCGGTGAGCGCGATGCATCGGCGTCCGATCAGGTCGGCGGGATTCCGGTACCGCCACGCCATATGCGTCTGGACCGTCATGGCCGGCCTCCGATCCAAGCGACCAGGACGGCCGCGCACAGGAGCATCATGGCGGCCACGGTCATCACCATGCTCCCTTCAGAAGCTTGCGGTACCACTTGTAGTCGTTGATGTCGCGTCGGATGCAGTCGCGTACCCTGTGCGTGCCACGATGTCCCTTGTACGGATCCTCGGGACAGTCGATGAACCTCAAATACCGGCGGAGCGTGGTCAGGTCGAACTTGCGGTAGGACAGCCACCTATCCGGGTTCATATCGAGACGTTTCAGGAAGTCGATGTCGAAATCCACGTTCGTTCCCGCCGGAACCAGCGTGAAGCGTTGCGACAGGGAGTCGAGATACTCCTCCACGGCATTCGCCACAGCGCCCACGCTGTCGTTGCTGTTCGAGCCGTTCAACAGCTCGAACAGCAATCCATTGTCCGTGTGCATCGAGAACGCCATCGGACTCATGTCCAACAGGTCGAGATAGTCCGGTCTGATGATGCGGTGCAGGGATCCGAACGAATGTTCGCCCAGCACGTCGGTGCATTCCATGCCGACCTCCAACGGCAGGCTGTCATTCCTGTCCGTGCCGGTCGTTTCGAAGTCGAGCCAGAGCAGCGCCTCCGGCTTCACGTTCAGGTCTTCGTCCTGTTTCCTCATGATTCTTCCTTCCAATTGCTTTGCCATTCGATGATTTCGATTTGCGTGAGCCGTTGTGCCGTGCCGTCATCCAGCAGCCACCACCAGTCGCCGTTCCAGTCGCGTATCGGCGCGTTGAGCGGATCACGCCAGCTCGGGATGATGTAGCCGAACCGTTCCGCCTCGGCCGGATGAGCGTGCGTCCAACCATGGCAGCCGGTCGTGCCGGACCCGCACAGTTCGACGATGTTGCACGGCAGGTCACGCATGGTCGGGTCGGCCCGACGGCGCAACTGCCTGTGGTGGCCGCTCCTGCCCGGCCAGACGGTCGGGTCGTGCAGGTTGCGTCCGCAACGCATGCAATGCCAGCCCTGACGTTGCAAGGCGATGCGTTTCGATTCCTGGAATTGCCGGTCGCTCATCGTCGCTCCCTTCCGAGCTGGTCGAGCAGGCTGATGCAGGTCGAGCAGTCGCGTTTGATATCGCGGATGCGGTCAAGGTCCATATCGGCGAGCGCCGGGCCTTTGAGCGCGTCGAGTTCCAATCGGTCGGCGGCTTGGATGGCCGAGGTGAGGACGCCGGCCATGTGTGCGATGGTCATGGCGTTCATGCCGCCTCCTGTTCGAACAGTTGTTCGGCCAATACGTCGCCGGGCACGTTCTCGAGCTGACGGCGCAGCATGTCCGGGTCCACGCCCTGGTTGAGCAGGTCGGCGACCTTGCATGCGAGCTCCATGTACGTGTCCGTGCCCTCGCAGGCTATCGGGCCGAGTACATGTTTGACCTCTTCACTGCCCCACGTATACCGTCGGCGAGCGTTGGAATCCTTTGGCGTGGCGAATCCGCGTTCCTTGCCTTTGACGAGCCAGTTGCGGTATTTCGCGTTCCAGTCGGCCGAGCGGGCTCCCGAGTCGAGGGCCCTGTCGCGGAATTTGTCGGCCTCGATGTCGCAGTCGATGTCGAGCCTGTCGGCGAGCGCCCGGTGTTCCTCAGAGGGTTTCCAGTCGGCTGGTATTGGGATTTGTTTTCTCGCGCGCGCGTTACTCTCTCTAGGTTCTATATACGGTTCTTCCTTATATAGGTTCTGTGCGCAGTCATGTTGCGCCCCTGATTGCGCCCCTAGCGACGTTTTTTTGCGCCCCTGATTGCGCCCCTCCAACTTGTTTAGGGGCGCAGTGGTCTGCGCCTCTTGCGGCGGTTGTTCCAGAGGCGTAGTTTTTGCGCCTCTAAAATCCTTCATCGCGAGGTCCCAGACGATCGGACGGTATTTGCCGAGATGCTCGGTGATCCGCTGGTCTCCCCTTCGAATCAGTCCGGCCTTCTCCAGATCGTGCAGGCCGTTCTGGATGGTGCGCCGGCTGTATCCGGTCAGTGCCACGATGCGCTTCTGGCTCGGGAACGCTCCCCTGCCCTGTGTGTCAGCATGGTCGGCAAGCAGGAGCAGGATGCGCAACAAAGCTCCTTTGACCATTTCGGCGGGCACGTCGTACATGGCCCACTCCAATGCCTTCATACTCATGATTCCTGCTCCTTTTCGACCATCGCGCCCTTGAGTGCCTCGCGTTCCTCCGCACTGGGCTGGTATCCGAGGTGTTCCAATGCGCCGTACCAGACGCACATCTCATCAACGCCGCGCATGGTGCGCCACGCACACCAATCGGCGTTGTCCTCCTGGCGTGCGGCCAGCACGTCGAGGATCCGCAGCGGCCTGTCCCTCAACACCATGCGGATCGAGTCGAGGTTCTCCTTGCATTCCAACGACCAGTGCTCGTCGTCATGCTCGGTGATCGGCAGGCTCCATCCAAAACCGATGAGCGCCTCCACGACACCCTCGCCATGGAGGCGCTGGCCCACGAACATCGAATGCCAGCCGACCGTCTCAGCGAGCGCGAGTTCGCAGATTCCCGCCACTGTCTGTTCGCGGGTGAGCGTGTGGAGGTTGGTTTTCAGCCATGCGAAACGCGTGTCCCTCGCAATCGCCTCGAAGTCCCTAGCCTTGCGGTCGAATTCCTTCCCCCGTGCCATGATGGCCTGACGTTCGGCTTTCGCGCTCTCAGCCCATTCGAGCTGGTCGAGTGGAATCGGCTCGTACAGGCAGTAGTCGCCGTGGTTCTTGAAGACGCAGAATTCCGGCCACCCATCCTCGCCCGTGAACTGCTTCCAGAACGGATCCCGAGTGGAGGAAATGATGTTATGCCGCCTGTAGCCGCGCGGTTCGAACGTCCAATAGTTCTTCCCGTCGGGGAAGGATTCGACCCTGACACCGGCCTTGGCGAGCGCCTTGTCGGCCTCACCGCACCATTTCGTCTTGTCGCGTTCGCTGACGAGCCTTCGGTATGTCCATTCGAAGTCGGTGGACCGTGCGAGCTCGCGTTGCATGTCGGGGTCGGATTCGAATTCGGCGAGCTTGTCCAACTGGTCGAGCGACAGTTGGCTGAAATCGGCGGACATGTCGCGCGTCTCCTGCGGGATGCGGGCGATCCTCAACCGTCGGCGCACGAACCGGTCGCTGCGTCCCGTCTTCTCGGCCATCTCCTTGACGCCCACGCCTAGATCGAGGAGCCCCTGATAGCCGTCGGCCTCCTCGATGGGCGTCAAATCGGAGCGTTGCGAGTTCTCGACCAGCATGACCTCGCGTTCCCTCCGCGCGTCCATCCTTTCGATGATCGCCGGCACGGACTCAAGTCCGGCCTGTTTGGCGGCGGCGAGCCTGCGATGGCCGATGACGACTCGGTACTGCGCATGCCCGTCGATGTCGGTCTCTCCCGTCGGCGTGACCAGGAGAGGCTGTTTGATGCCCTGCGAGCGGATGCTCGCCTCCAGATCGGCCACGTCGCCCACCTGCCTGCGTGGATTGTTCGGATTCGGATGCAAATCCTCGACGGGCAGATCCTCTATGGTGATGCCCATGATTCCTCCTTAGAATTCCGGTTCGGATTCCGGTTCGGATTCCGGCTTGCCGAAATCACCGAACGACGACGATTCACCCTGTGGCGAGCCCCATGGGTCGGACGGCGGCAACGAGGCACCGGCAGCGGTGGCTCCGCCCGTATAGCCCGCCGGCATGGAAGCCGGATTCCCATACGCTCCAGCCGTACCCCTCTGCGCCTTGGCCACCTGCGCCGTCGCATACCGCAAGGAAGGGCCGATCTCGTCCACCTGCAATTCCATGGAAGAACGCTTCTGATGCTGCTCGTCCTCCCACGAATGCTGGGTCAGCCTTCCCTGGGCGATCACACGCATGCCCTTGGCGAGGGAACGGGCGCAATGCTCGGCCAGATCACCCCACACCGTGCAGCGGAGGAACAACGCGTCCCCATCGACCCACTGATTCGACTGCCTGTCGAACGTACGCGGAGTGGACGCAATCGTGAAACCAGCCACGCTCCGACCGTTCTTCGTCGACCTCAACTCAGGATCCGCGGTCAGATTGCCCACCACCGCGACGATCGTCTCACCAGCCATTAGAACCTACCTTTCACGGCGAGAGTCTTGATGATGCGGATGGTCTCGCCACCATCCCTGGTCTTCACCATGTGCGACAACTGAGCCTTCGCGCCCTGATGGAAACTGTCACCAGGCATCACCTCCAACACCGGAGACGCAACCTCGGACACGAACCGGCCCACCAGTCCGTTGAAACGCACGCCCAACGATTCGAGGATCACCAGCTCCTTCCACGCCTCGGTCTCCATCGCCCGACAGCACGCGCCGGCCACCGCCCTGTCACCACTCGTCATCTTCTTCGTGTCGACGTCCTTGACCGGAGCGTTCGGACTGAAATGCCAATGCGGCAGAATCTCCTTCATCGGTTCCTCCCTTGACCTTGATTGATATGAGATTGATTGATATGAGCCGGACCGCTGGGCGCCATGACAGCAAAGAAGCACGCCCATCGTTCCCACACCCCCAAGAAAGCCGAACGAAGCGGGGATGCGGGCGGCGTTGACGGTCCGGCCAAGCGCCGGCGGCGGGATTCGAACCCACAGCGGACGGCGCGACAGCGGAAGACGTGAGAGTGAATGCGTGAAATGCAATGTGAGATGAAGGGACACACACCTCCGCCATCCGTCCGCGTCCTTGTACGCCGGCGGATACGGTCAGACGTCGCCATCCACGTCATCGCGCGGAGCGAACCTGACCGTCAGCCACAGGGCCGTGGCCAGATACACGCCCTCAACCACAAGCGCGCCCGTCAGACCGCCGCCATGCCAGGTGAGCATGAGCGTCACGCTCACGACCAGACCGACCACGGCCAGCGTGAACTTCAAACGCCTGAGCGTGTAGTTCGGCCTTCCCTTTTCGAACCTGTCCTCAATGCGATAATCGTTGTCCGTCATCTTGCGCCTCCGGTGCTTTGAATGAATTTCCTTGCCTGGTCTTTCCCGATGCTCGCCAGCTCATGGCTTCCGTCGACGTCGAGTGCCATGAGGCTGGCGCCCTTGCCCGTGACGCGAATCGCGTAGCCGGTCAAACCGAACATGATCACCGTGTCCTTCGGCGGTACGGGTGGCGTCAGCAGCGTTTCCGCGTCGATTCTCCTGAGTGTCATCACAGCTCCTTGTTGATCGTGTCGATGATGAGGTCCACGAGACCGGTGACGTCGAGGTCGACGTATCCGACGATGTGGCCGAGCGACCTCATGGCCTCCGCATCCACGTCCTTGAATGGGTGGACTATTTCGCCCTGGGTCTCGAACTCGTCGAACACTGCCTGCACGCAGGCCTTGCGAATCGTTTTCATGCCGACTCCTTTCCCTCGTATTCACATGTGCTCTGGTAGAGGTGTTCCTTGAAGTAGGCGATCATCGGCTCCTTCGGATACATGACGGTCCGTCCGACCTTCACGAACTTCGGACCGATTCCCGCACCACGCCAGTACGCCAAGGTGCCCTCCTTGATGCCGCAACGGTCCGCGATGTCCTTCGTCGTGTTCATCGGTTTCAGGACCTCAGCGAGCGCAGCGAACGTCGTATCGTCTTCCATCACGCGCCTCCTTTGCGTGTGTAATGCCGGGCGGCGTTAGGAGAACCGCCCGGCCCCCTCCTAAAATCGGTGTCATCCCGCATTTCCGACGTGCGGGCCGAACAGTTAGGAGAAGAATCAATGGATGGATCCGTATTGGCCGCATGGGCCGGTGCCGCGGCCTCGCTGTTTGGCGCCGGATTGACCGTTTGGTGGCCATGGCATAACAGGCCGCAGGCGGACTGGACCCTGCTGGAACACTCGACGAATCCTGAATTACCGATTTCCTCAACGGTGCCCGGATTTTCTGACTGGTTGGAGTCTCGAGACGAGGCCGAGCCGGATTCCGTCTGCTCCGTGTACAATTCCGGTGACGGCGACGCGTACGACGTCTCAATCGAGGGGATTGGATGCAAGGCGTATTTCCTGCTCCTGAGACCCATCGGCGACAACACCGAGTTCATGACTCCGAGCAGCATCGCGCAATTCAAAGCGGCCGACCGCGCGTATATCATCATGCACGCCGATGAGAAAGCCGATGTCATAGCGATACGCCTCCATTGGACGAAGCAGCCGACGCATTTGATGCGCCGCGTGTTCCGTTCCTATTCGATTCATGGGTCGCTCCCGGAACAGCCGCGTCATCCGATACCGGAAACGAGACGGCATTTGCCAACTCTGACGAGATACCGGTTCGAACATTCGAGACTGGGATTATGGTTATTTGCACATCCCCGACTGCATCCGCTTTCCCGGACTCTTGACATTCCCCCAACGACAGGATCCAACCGATCGGATCAAGATCGACGAGGATCCGAAGCAAAGCCAGGGAAAGACTGAACAAGCCAGCAGTAAGCGATATGCATGCCGGCAGCCATGTCTCACTCATCACGCACCCGCTTCCAACGACGGCTGAGCGCAACCCCAATACCGGTCGATGAAATAGCGCTGCCCCTTGCCCGTGACCTTCGGAGTGCGGCTGACCGTGGTGTGCCCATCCGCATGGGTGACGGTGGTCTCCTTGATGCGGAACAGGCCGAGGTCCATCGCACGCTGTGTCGTCACGTTGCGATTCGAACCGGACTTGCCGAGATACCCGTCAGCCTGAAGAAGACGGAACAGTCTGTTCTGGCCGATGTCCATCCCGTTCTGCCGGAGCATCTTCGCGAGCTCGCCGACCAGGCACGTGCCGTCTGACGCGGCCACGGCGTCCGCGAACCGGGCCTTCGGCTCCAACATCTTGATCTGTGTGTCCTTGGCTTGAAGCTGCTGGTTCTTGCGCTCGATGGTCTTCTGCGCGACGAGCACGGCCCTGGCCATGATGTCCTCATCTGAATCCGACTCGGACGTCGGGATGTAGCCGCCGGTTTTGCGGATCTGGGGCAGCACCTCATGCGTCACCCACCGCTTGAACTCGTGAGCCTCGGGCTTGCGGGAACCGAGCACGAGAACATACAGTCCGGCTTCGTTGACGATATTGGTCTCGCCCTGACGCCCTAGATTGAACCTAGACCGTTCATCATCGTCAAGCCTTTTCAATGCATCGGATGGATTGCTGATTTCGAGGATGGCGCATACGTCCTTGGCGACGAACCAGGGCTCCCCCGCCTTATCGGTCAGGGTACGCAATGGGGCGCCCTTGAAATCGAACTTCTGGATTTCATTGTTCATTGGATTCTCCCTAGAATCGAGTTTGTGAATAGTTTTCTTGAGGATCCGGCAGGCTGGGCTTCGACCATCATCGCCGGGGCGTCTTTGGCGTGGAACGTTCTGCAGCAGTTTCAAATCCACTCCATTCGCCGTAGGGACGATTTGTCCCAAACCGATTTGGAGCCTTTTCTTGATTCCACGTCGAACAGCATCGTGTATTTCCGGCTTGTTGGACCTCTGACGATGTATGACGTCCGAATCCCACCTCAGGCAACGTTCGGAACAAGCCCCTATACGCCGCTGTTAGCCAAGCGGTTGAGACCGAATCAGATCTGCCATACCGGCTTCACCGGCGAGAATGCGGTGCTGCTACTTCCCGATGATTTCGAGATTGAGTGGCGGTCGTCCCACATGTCGCGCAGTCATAAGATTCGTGTATCTCTGACCGAGATAAAGAAGGAGGCGTGGAACCGCAGCTCGAAGAGTGTTCGGCAGATTCGCGAGAGGGCTTCGAGGCCGTAACCAACGGTTCTGCATCAGTCGCGTTCTCGTGGCGATGAGTCAACGAATCGAATATGCCACGCAAGGTCGCACACAAACCGGAATGACGCTTCCTGCGGGCGAGATGCCATCCCGCATCAACGCCAGCGAGATAAAACCACGCATCACCGAAGCTGCATGGGCCGTAACTTGATTCGTCGGTGACCACATCGAAATAGTCGCCCTGCTTCACGTCGTCAATCCAGTATTCGGATGGAAGCACATCAAGGCATGGCCCTCCGTCCGCTTCGATGGCGCGGCATTTCCAGATGAGACGCTTGAAATCGCCAGCGTTCCCCGGCTCTTTCGGAAGGCTCTTGTTCATCCCCGTGCAACCATTGCCGAAGTCGACCCGTTCAAGCGGTTCACCTGGAATCCACTCGCGGACATCGGATCTCTTCATCTTCCTCATTTCGGATTCTCCTTTCGATTCACTCTTCGGCGAGCGCCGCTTGCTTTTTCGAAGCACTCTCATTTGAGGCCCTTCCTGCCGAATGGGAGAATGAGCAGACCCACGCAAAGAAGGGAGGTGAGAATATGAGCAATGGATCCGATTTCGCGAAGGCGAGCGCCGTGTTCGGGAAGGCCGCTGAAACGTCCGATCCCGACGAGAGGATGAGAGCCCTGTGCCAAGGGCTTTCCCTCCTCGCCAAGGGATTCGATTCGATGGATGCTTCCATGGCATCCGCCGCCTACTGTCTCGACGTGCTCTCGGATAAGTTCTGAACGGAGTTCCTGTATCTCCGTGCTTAGTCGGTCCGCGGCCTGATTGATGTGCTCGAGAATCGAGCCCATGACTTCGGTCGTCATGTCGCGGGCCGACAACTGCCGTCCGACCTCGATGCCGATTCCTCGCAGGTCAAGGCTGGACAGGTGGCTCCTCCTGTCGTCGCCCACTGTTCCGATAACCGTTCGAGCTGGTTCCTCGCGGACGGCTTTTCTTATCGCGCCCAGCATCGCCGGGTGCAGGCGTTCGAACTCCTCAACGGAAATCGGGTTCGTGGATTCATCCGGTGTCTCGTCCGGAATGTTGATGCTCATTTCGGATTCTCCTTTCGATTCATGCGTCGGCGACTTATGATTTTTTGTCTCTGACGAAGAACTCACTGACATCACACCCAATCGCTTCAGCAATTTGATGCAATTCACGAACAGTGAATGGCGATGACGCTGGATATCTAAGCCTCCTTGTCAATGTGACTCGAGGGATTCCAGACTTCTCCGACGCCTCAGAAACGCTGAATTTCGCACTGGAAAGAGCCTTGTCAACTCGTTTTGCAACTGTTGCTGAATACTTCATGCTGTCCATGCTTTGCATACTAATGCCCATTTGGGCAGTATGCAAGTGCGACACGCCCAAACGGGCAGTTGTTCGCAAATTTACAGTCGTTATACTGTCCATATGGACATTAATGAAGCAACAGCTAAAGCAATTGCTGCAGAACGTTCTGCAGCAGGATTAACCATCAAAGAGCTTTCGGAGAAGTCTGGCGTACCAGAGCGAACGCTAATCAGAATGCTGAAAAACGAGCGCGACATCAAAGTAACGCAAATAGCTCAGCTAGCAGAAGTTTTCGGTATTAATCCACATGAACTCATTGAGGAAGCCGAGAAATTCATTGCTAGAGCCGCGCGCAATGAAGCTCGCGAGCGCGAGTCCCAAATCACCGATGATCTCATCGACCGTATCACCGCGCACCCCGAAGACTATGACGTGGCCGCCAACAGGGATCCGAACGCACGCCTCGAAGCCGAAACGCCGGACGATTGATGGATTGAAAGGAACACGAATGACCGAATACAACCTGTATTGTGACGAGAGCTGTCATCTGGAACATGACGACAGCGATGTCATGGTCCTTGGAGCCCTCATCATCCCCAAAGATAAAAAGCAGGAGATCACGGAAAACATCCTCCAGATCAAGACACGTTACGGCGTCAAGGCACGTACGGAAGTGAAGTGGACGAAGGCCAGCATGCCGAAAATCGACCTGTACAAGGATTTGCTGAACTGCTTCTTCCTGGATGACGACATGAGGTTCCGCGTTCTGGTGGCCAAGAAGACGCGCCTGAACCATGAGGCATGGTCACAGTCGCACAACGATTGGTATTACAAGATGTATTTCACCATGTTGAACAGGCTGTTCGATTCCACGAACACCTACAACGTGTACGTGGACATCAAGGACACGCATTCCGCGCAACGTACCGAGAAACTTGAGGAAGTGCTGGCGAACAGCCATTACGACTTCAACCACGAGTGCATCAAGAAAGTGCAGCCGATCCGTTCGGACGAAGTGCAGATGATGCAGATCACCGATGTGATCAACGGGGCCGTCTGCAGGGCGAACCGGACGACCATCCCCCAACCATCGGGCGCGAAAGCTGAAATCATCGACTACATACGCATGAGATCAAAGCTCCGTCTCACCCAGTCAACGACCTTGGGCACGCGCAAGTTCAACATCTTCGTCTGGGAAGGACGGAACGCATGACACCGCATTGGATACCGGAGCTCGTGCCCAAATCCCCGATAGAAGACTTTGCCGTATATGAGGATAGGATTTATGCAATCTTCAGGCAGGACTTCATAGATTCACATCCATCATTCGACGGTCTGAGGGTCTCCGTGCGCCGCCAGAGAGAGGAGACCGACGGAAAATGGGCCGGGTTCTTCCACATCACAAGCGTCGAAGATCACGCGACCGGTGACAGGAACGTTGATCTGCGTAGATGCGAACGAATCAGGTTTCCACGAAAGACGATTGACGACGCAAAGGATTGCCCGCAATGCCATTATGAAACATGCGATGCGCCATTAATCTGGAGGAAGCATAAGCATGGCCGCGATAGGCTGTATATCCTCATTAAACCAGAACGGTATCTAGTCGTATTGGAACCACATAAGGAAAAAGGCTACTGCATGCTGGTCACCGCCTACTACGTCGATCATGACCACAGCTTCAACAAACTGCTGAAAGAATACGATCAGTCAAGCCTGGACGGGAATTGCATTCAATAAAAAGCAAGGGCCGCCGCAGCGACCCCGGAGACTCCTTCTACAACTTGGTAGATGAGCTGATTCAAATATCACATACGACACTCCAACTGTCAAGCAGAACTTGACAAACAGCAAAAAAGTACTTCTCGAAAAACAATACTTTCGGAAGAGAGGAATGTGGATAACAAGACCGTTGCGGACCTTCATCGGAGCGCGGAATCCATGGGACTGTCAATCGTATCGCGCGACCTCCCACGCGACATATGCGGCCTGTACGACGACCGGCACAGGCTCATCCTGCTGGCCGACTGGCTCAACCAACGCCAACGCCGCTGCACGTTGTGCCACGAGCTCATACACGCCAGACACCATGACCCAGGATGCGGTACACGATACGGAATCAAATGCGAGCGCCGTTGCCGCAGGGAGACCGCGCTGGCGCTGATCTCACCGGTGGATTACGGCATGGCCGAGGAAGTGTACGAAGGTAACACGTGGATGATGGCCGTGGAATTGGGCGTGACCGTACAGGTATTGTCCGACTACCGGCAGCTGCTCTACGATTCCGGCGTGTGCGTGCAATAAAAGAAGCTCAGCGTCCACATACCGCGACGGGAAACAAAAAAGGGTCCCGCCCGAACACAGTCGGACGGAACCCAAGGAATCAACAATCAGCATTTCCGTTTTCACCAAAATGAGGTTCCACGCACAGTGTAGCGCGGATCCTTGGAAAGAGACGACCATGGCCAGAGCGTTCGTAGACGACAGATGGCTCAAAAACGACGAGGACGGCAACCCGCCCAGCAGGGCCGCGAAACAGTCGCTGGCCAATGCGAAGGATCCGATGAAAGCCAATGTGCCCGGCAAATGGCGGTCCGCGCTGTACGGCCAAGGCTCACGGTGGAGATGCCGCTGGTACACGCTTCGAGACGGCAAACGCGTCCAGAAATCACGGAACTTCGCCAAGCTCCGTGACGCTGAGGAATACGCAGCGGCCATCGAGGACGACATCAGACGCGGCAAATACCGCGACCCGCAGCAGGAACTACGCATCTTCCGGGACGTTGCCTCCGAATGGACGGACGGCAAGATGGATATCAAACAGGGCACTTTGGGCAGATACCGCCGCGAATTGCGCGTTTATATCAACCCCAAGTGGGGCGATCGCACACTGAGGGAAATCCAACGCGACGAACTGCAACAGTGGGTCACGCAGCTCACCGAAGGCGGGTATCCCGCCGAACTGCAGGACGATCGCGAATCGAAGCCATTGAGTCCACGCAGCATCCGCAACATCGTCAAGGTCGTCATGGGCGGTGTCATGGAATTCGCTTTGGAGCACGGCTGGATCGGAGAGAACCCCATTGAAAAGGTCACCGTGCCGCGCATCACGCAATCCGATGACGACATGGTGTTCCTTACCGTCGAGGAGGTGGAGTTGCTGGCCGGCATGGCCGAACGGGCAGGACGGCCGGTAGACGGGCTGATCGTCCGCTGGCAGGCATACACCGGTGCCCGCATTGGCGAGACGCTGGCACTCAAATGCGGCGACGTGGATGTGGAATCACGCAGGGCGCGCATCCGCCGCACTTGGACCGACGACGGCAAAGGCAGGCTTGTGCTGGGCACGCCGAAGAACGGCAAACCGCGCAGCATCGCCATACCCAGATTCCTCATACCGTCCATCGAACGGCAGATGGAGGGCATGGGCGACGACGACTGGCTGTTCCGCGCGGCAAGAGGCGGGAACCTGTGGACGAACACGTGGCGGACGCGTGTCTGGCGAAAGGCCGTCCGACTGGCCGGCATGGAGGACGAGGGCGTGACCATCCATAGTTTGAGGCATAGCTATGCGAGCTTTGCGATTGCTCAAGGCGCGGATGTGAAGACCCTACAGATGCAGCTCGGCCACTCCTCACCCAGCATCACGCTGAACACATACACGGCTCTCTGGCCGGAACGATTGGACGATGTGGCGGACGCGATTGGCGAGCTGCGCGCTGAACAGTTGAAGACCGTCTAG